TGCATGTGTTCGGCAATGTCAACAGACATTATAAATACCATCGATCAAATATTTGGTGCATCTTACCAAATCAAAAAGCAAAAATGGACCTCGATTATGCCCACATTCGCAATTTCTCAGCTGAGAGTCAGGTGGACAAGTTGGATGAGAGTCAAATTTCATATTGCGTGTGTGAGCCAGTGAGTTGCGGCCATATTGAATCGAATAAGGCGCTTGCCGGTATAGCCGACTTTCTGTTTATGACTTATAGCAGAAATGACATATTGCAGTTTTTACATGCACATGTCAACATGCGATTATTTTATGTTGCTTGTAGACGCTTCAAAGATGTGAAAGGTTCAATGAACGATGGAGAAATCGCATATCATCGTGATAGCGACACGGTTTATTTCTCTATGATCGGGTCAGGTGCTTCATACAAGATGCCAGCTACAGATTGGGTTTATAATAGCAATTATTATGAAAACAACGGCCAAGCTATGACGTGGGACGTCTGTGCGAAAGTTGGAGCTGCATCAGATATTGTCGTGTTTACGATCTCAAAGCCAGGTAAGGACAATAATGACCTAGTCCCACCATCGGATGATTTCTTTGATGCTCTGATGGATCATGCGCACACTGGAACCGTGTCTTTTGATTTGCGAGGCACATTGGATAAGGATCCCGTAGCCAAAACGGTGCTGACAAAGGAGTCTGTGCCCATCGTATCGAAAACCTATTCACTAGGTGAATGGTTCATTTTTATGAATCAACAAACTATGACGGTGTACGTGCCAAAGCAAGCTATCGCCGAGTGTAGATTATATTGTGCTAACAAAGTACGAGATGCAGCGTTGTGGCAAATGGCTACGACTAAAGCCAAACAAATACTTCAGAAGTATAACATATCAGCTAAAATGATGGCTGACGCATTGCTTATAGTCACTAGCATTGGCTTCTTCGCTGACTTGGAAACTGAAAATCGACTCATGGCGTATAACTTGGTCACGCATAAGGAAGAGTTGCTTAAACAACAAATTCTGGCAAAATTTCAACCAATTCGTAGTCTCAGTATGTTTTGGTTGGTGGGAGCCGTCATGTTTGGAGTTGGTGTTGCAATGTACACAACTGCACGCGTACGCCGCGCGAGGGCAGCAGTTAATGTGTCAGATGCACGTAAAGTATTAAAGTACGTCCCAGTGTATGAGGCTGGGAACATTTTCACGTCATTGTGGAAGTGGTTATATGGAGCAATAACTCTTGGGGTCACGGGTAGTGTCTACTCAATGCTAGAGACAGGGACGAGGAGTTTGAAATTGTTCTATGACTTTGCGAAAATGGTGCCCATCACTCAAGTCGAACACCATCACCAAACCATTCACACGCCTGACATTTGTAACCTTGAGCGCAAGCTCAAGGAACCCGATGAGACTGCTGTGATTAAGACCAGCGATATGGTATGCAGGCCTAAGCTGGGATTCAGTCTCTTCGGCATCAGGGTCAACGTCAGGCGACCCGTCATATCAAGATCCTGTGCACACAATGAACTCGTGGCCGTTAACAATAGGGGCTGCTTGGCTCAAATGCCAGTAGCAGAAATGCCACTTTTTGAGTTCACCACAGTTGTCACGCATTTATTTTGCCGTGTCGTGGAAGGCTCCGAATGGGTTGTCAATGGTAGATTGAAACCACCCATGTTCAAAACTTGGGTCAATCGCTTTCCACCACCAAAAAGAAACAAGCTTATAGTTGCTCGTAATGAAATGCGTGAAGGGAATCCAAAAGTTAACCCCCGCATCGATGCCTTCGTGAAGCGCGAGGCAGTGATGAAATCCCAACCATTGGCGGAGAGCCAGGTCGGGACTGTGGAACCATATGATCCTAGGCTGATTTCCGGGAGATCAGACCGATACCAAGTGTGCACTGGCCCAACCACCTACGCTTTTACGAAATACGTAGCTTGGTTAAACCACCCTGATGTTAGTGTAGGCAAGCCAACAATACCACATGATTTAAGACCCAAAGTGAGTGTTGTCTACACTTCTGGACTCAATGCGGAGCAGCTGGGAGAATGGTTCCAATTTCAGTGGGACCGATTGTCTGCCCGCGGCAAGGTTATCATATACCTCTGCGATCATGTGCGGTTGGATGCACATGTGACCGAGGAAATATATGAAGTCAAAAATAAACCTTATCACTCACTTAGGGCCCCGACGAAGGCTGTCAAGTGCTTAGACAGGAACGTCACCACACGAGGAACTACGAAGCACGGCGTTGAATACGAGGTGGAGGCGACGGTAAAGTCGGGGGATGGTGATACATCTGTTGGGGATTACGTCATAGTGACAGGGGG